CCTAAATAACTCCGACTACGTGCAGTACCAAACTGGGCTCGCTGCTGGCAATATTCCAACGCCCGCCCCTATAACCAATCCAAATATAGCGATATTATCACAAATATCTTTATTAGAAGCTAGTCAAGCTAGACCATTAAGAGAAGCAGCATTAGGAATAGCTGGGGCAAGTGCAAGATTGGTGACTTTGAATAACCAAATAATGAATCTTCGATTACAATTAACTTAAGGATAATATGTTAAATAGCTCATTAGAAAAAGAATTTGAAGGGTGTGAATTAACCCCATATTTAGATATTGCTAATGTATGGACAAATGGATACGGAAACACTCATAATGTTATTCCAAATGGACCAGCAATCACTCAAGATCGTGCTGACTTAGATCTTTTATCTAATATGCAATCTTCGTTTGATTCAGTAAATAATCTTGTAACCGTGAAAATAACAAGTAACCAAATTAATGCATTAGTTGATTTTGTGTATAATCTTGGATCGGGTAGTCTAGCGGGTTCAACACTATTAAAGTTATTGAACCAAGGTAACTATGAAGGAGCCGCAGAGCAATTTAAATACTGGAACCATGCTAATGGTGTAGTAGTTGCTGGTTTAACTCGTCGGCGTTCTGCTGAAGAAGCTATGTTTCGTGATGGGATGACCTAATGGACTTTACCGGACTCATTAAATCTGTGGCCCCATGGTTAGGTACTACCATTGCTGGTCCCCTCGGCGGAATGGCAATTGGTGCTATCGCAGATGCTCTTGGGGTAAGTGATAAAACGAAAGATGGTATCCAAGCTGCTTTATCTGGTGCTACTCCTGAACAAATGCTCGCTCTTAAAAATGCAGATGCCGATTTCTCTTTGAAAATGAAAGAACTTGGTTATGCAGATATTGATAAAATGGCTTCTCTAGCAAATGATGATCGTAATAGTGCTCGTTTACGTGAAGAGTCTGTTAAAGATAAAACACCCATGGTCATGGCTTATATGATCACTTTTGGATTTTTTGGGTTACTTTTGATTTTAGTATTTTACCCAATCCCTGAACAAAGTCAAACTCTTTTGAATATCATGATTGGTGCATTAGGAACTGCTTGGACAAGTGTTATTTTTTATTATTTTGGCTCCTCAAGTGGTAGCGATAGAAAAACAGAGTTACTCGCAGTAGCTCCTTCAATCGAAATAAACTAATATAGTTGTCTTTTATTTTTTCGGGTATAATAGTCTAAAGTGAATACTTAGGATTATTATGCCCGAATTGACAGAAGATCAACATTCTAACTTGACCTCTGGTGATGTTTGTCATTTACACTATCATTCTTCAGATAGAGCATCTCAACACGAACAATTAGAGCAGCTTCAAAATGTTAAAGTTATTCGGTATGTATCAGCGAACTATGCTATATCTATCAAAGACGATCTTATTATAGCTGATACATCAATCGCTGCTATGACAGTCACACTTCCTTTATCTAAAGGAGGTAAAGAATTTACTATTATTCGTTCTACAATCAGTAGTAATGCGAATTCTTTGACTATTAACTTTAGCGGTGGTCAAACAATGTTTGGGCAAGCTTCTATCGTACTGACTGCATTTTCAGATCTTCGAACACTAAAATCAATCCTAAATGGATTTGTAAGGATAGGATAATGACTCTTCCATCAGCAATGACTTATGATAGCCTTATCACAGATATTGCGTCATATATTGAAAGAACAGATCAATCAACATTAAATCAAATACCTAGATTCATTATGCTTGCTGAGAATCGTATTGCTAGTGAGGTTCGTGGTCTTGGTATGATGAAAGTTGTTACTGGTACGATGGTTCTTAATAACCCAACTATCGCTAAACCTGAACGATGGCGTGAGAATATTAGTTTCCGTGTGATTGTTGGAACATCGAAAAAAACTATATTTCAACGGAGCTATGAATATGTTACTTACTATTCTCCTGATCCTACTATTCTGGATGTTCCAAGATTTTATGCTGATTATGGCTATGAGCATTTTTATATTGCTCCTACTCCTCTTCTTAATTATACTTTTGAGTTAATGTACTATGAGCGTCCTCAACCTTTATCATCTATCAATGAGACAAGTTGGACGACACAATACGCCCCACAATTGATACTTTACGCGGCTCTTCTTGAAGCTATCCCATATTTAAAAACAGATGATCGTATCCCTGTTTATCAAGGATTTTACGCTCAAGCTGTCGCTTCTATTGCTGCAGAATCTAAACGTCGTATGTTTGATAAATCAGCTTCTGATGGAGCAACTCAATAATGGCTTACGAGAAAATATATAACCTATTCAATAAGCCTGGAACTCAACGAGATGGAACTCCTTCTGATAGCGCTTTATATTCAGACACTGTTTGGTGTCGTTATCAGCGTGGTAGACCCAAAAAGATGGGTGGTTATCGACAAATAACGAACAAAATTAATGGGCCAGCTCGTGGAACTCATGTTTGGTCTCGTCAAGCATTAAATATTATCTCTACTTTTTCATCCTACGGTGTGGAATCTGCGAGTGTTGATTCTAATGGTGTAGGGGCAGCACTTTATAATCGTACACCAGCGGCTTTCACAATAGATCCTAACTCGTTATGGCAATTCGTCACGATGTACGATTCTGCTGTTGGAAGCACTAAAACGATTTTAATAGCTCATAATGGTAGTAATTTAGCAAATATTGACTCTGGGATAACTTCAGATTTGTATTATACTGATGTAAACGATCCAACAGCGGCTTTAGTTCCTATGGGTCTTGCTACTCAAGTAAGTGGTGGTATCGTTGCTATCCCACCATATTTAGTGATTTATGGGTCAGATGGATTCGTTAATTGGTCAGATGTCAATTTACCCCGTTCGATGACAACTGGTGATGCTGGTTCAGCTCGGATTACTGGTTCTAAAATTGTTAAAGGTTTACCAGTTCGAGGTCTTGGTATTGCGCCTTCTGCTTTACTTTGGTCATTAGACTCTGTCATTCGAATGAGCTATATTGGTGGTACAGCTATTTTTAGATTTGATATTCTTTCTGCGCAATCAAGTATTTTATCTTCAAGTTCAGTTATTGAGTATGACGGTAATTTTTACTGGATTGGTATCGATAGGTTCATGCAATATAATAGCACTGTTCAAGAGTTGACTAATTTTCAAAGTGTTAATTGGTTTTTTGATAATTTAAACTATGCTCAACGTCAAAAAGTTCACGCCGTGAAAGTACCTCGGTATGGTGAGATTTGGTGGTTTTATCCAAGAGGAAATGCAACAGAATGTACCGATGCTGTTATCTATAATGTTCGTGAGAATTTATGGTACGATGCTATTTTACCTAGAAGTAGTGGTGTAAATCCTCAAGTATTTCATTTTCCGATTATGGCTGACTCTACTTCCACTGGGTCTTACCGTTTGACTTTGTCGAATGTTAATGGGATATTTTCTATTGGTGATTTAGTTACCGGAACTACTTCTAAGTCTACTGGATATGTATCTAAGTTAATGATTAATGACGTATATGTTACTATCATTAATAAACCAGCATGGTCTACTGGTGAAAATTTAACAAATTCAACTTCTGGTGCAACTGCGACATTATTTATCCCAGCAGTGTTAATCCCACTTACGAATCTTTGGGTTCATGAAACTGGGACAGATATTTCGCAAGGCGATAATATTACGGCAATTCCTAGCTCATTCTCATTGTCTGATATTGGATGGTTGAGTGGTGGACCGGCGAATGATACACCAGTTGGGGATGATCGTTGGCTTCGTATTAAACGAATGGAACCAGATTTCGTCCAAGTAGGTGGAATGAGTATGACTGTGATTGGTCAAGAGACACCAAATAGTTCCGAAGTAGTTTCACAACAATATCCTTTTACACCGACAACAGAGCGAGTTGATATGCGAGAGATGCAACGGGTACTTACTTTACGTTTCACGAGTGATATAATTGGTGGAGATTACGAAATGGGTCGTGTTCGTATTCTTGCTGAACTTGGTGATGTAAGGAGTTAATATGACTGATATCGCTCAACCAACACCTCGTAACTCTTACCTTGGATGGCTTGCGGATAAAGTAGGAGCTACAAAAGATTTTCTGAACCAATCTGGACCTGGAAATCGCCCAGGAAGTTCAGGTAATACAATGCATATTGGTGATGCATTAGGACTTGGCGCTGTTGGGAATGTTTTGAATAATGCGAGTTATGGTGATTCTCCTTTCGCTCCAAGCAGTCAGAATGTTACAAATGGGATACTTCCAACATTCAAAACTGGTAGGTATGCAGATATACGTGATGCTGCTATGGCTGCTGCACCTTTTGCTGGTCCATTAGCGCGTGTAGCAGGGCCAATAGCCCGTACAGCAATCGAAGAAGGTGGGCTAAGTTTAGCACAAAAAGGCGTGCAAGCTTTATACGATAGTGGTCCTAAAAGACAATTTAACCCATCTATTAACCAAGAAGGAGCTATCAAGCTTAAAGGTGGTAATTGGGAAACAACAAGTAGTCCTTTACATGACACAAGTTTAAATAACTATCTATATAATATATCACGCCATAGATCTGAGCATTCTCAAGATTGGGCAAATACGACATTAGAAAAATATATAAAAAATAAAATGGGAACGAAAGAAGACCCATTATTTAATGTAGAGAATAAACATTTACCATCAGATGAGATGATAAATAATTTTGCAGATAATACAAATCCTAACTCTGTAAAACATCATCTTGATGATAACTCAAATAATCATTGGGAAAATTTATCAGACTCTTCTATTAATCAATATAATGTTGGGAGTATTGATAAAAATTCAGATAATTATCAATCTTGGATGAGTGGAGTTAACCCTGATATAGTAGTCAATAAATTAAACCTATCTAATTCATCTTATGATAAATTAGGGTTTGATAAAATGCTTAAACATATTGATAGTAAGTTAAATTCTGGTGAACTTTCTCCGGAAGATTTAAAACGTTCTCCTGTTGAACTTATCTCTAAACAAATGGGGGATGCTAGAGTTGAAAAAGAAAATTATGTTCCACCTCAACCAACTGAAATCACAAAATTTCCAAATGGAAATTCATTAGTAAAACTTGACAAGCCCGGTCAATTTGCTGATGAATCTGATCGTATGGGTCATTCAGTTCGTGGCTATGAACCAACTGATAATACTCTTGGAGCAGGAGAGGGTGGGTATGATAAATATGGAACAGGAACAGGTGGGTATGGTTCTATTCAAAATGGTACATCTAGGGTATTATCTTTACGAGATCCTAAAGGAAAGTCATTAGCTACAATTGAGAGTACTCATCCAGATGCAGTGACTCGTTTTAAAGATTTATCTGATGATAATCAAAACAAAATTATCGGCCCTAATATATCTAATTATGATCGTCAAATTAATGCAAATTATCCGGTAACTCAAAATCCTGATAATAGTTGGTCAATGAATACCGATAATTTGTTGCCAGCTAATTCAAAAGTAACTCAAATCAAAGGGCCAAGGAATAACCCTGTTGATCCACAAAATGTCCCTGATATTATAGACCATTTAAATACTCATCATGCGAATGACGATGTTAATTTATCGGATTTAACAGATAATGGTATAATAGATACAAAAGATTTTCCTTCTTTATGGTCTCACGAACCAAAGTTTCTTGACACATTAAACCAAAAAACAAATAACGCAAGATTTGTTGATAATAATACCGTTCGTAAAACGTATGGGGAAATAGCTAATGATGAATCATCTTTAACCCCTTCTGAAGTTCAAGATAATATCGCTACAGGATTCACAGATCCTCATAATGATTGGGAACCAGAATAACATGAATACTCATCAGTATGAAAATAATATGAATACTCATCAACAAAATACTTCAACTCCTACAACATCTGATGCTTCATCTGGGACTTGGAGCGACTTTGGGAGTCGTAATGAAATTAATTCAGCGAATTCAAATATTGATTTCAACTCACTGCCTAAAGACCCAAATAATGAAAACTCAGTTGTTGATGCGGCTGGGAATACATATGTAAAACGTGATGATGGAACAGTACATCTTTTCCGGGCTGAAGCGAATGGAGGTGCTGGTGGTGGATTTATGGGGGGCAATGGAGGATTTTTAGGAAAATTATTTAGTGACCCAATTCATGCTCTAACAAATAATAATTTAACTGCTGGTAAGTATAATACTCAACTTGAAATTGCAGCAGCAATAGCCGCTGCTGCTGTAACAGGTGGTGCTAGTTTAGGTGGACTAGGTGCCGAAACAGCTGGAGCAGCGTCTTTAGATTCTCTTGGTGGTGAGATAGCGGGGCAGTTAGCTGGTGGTGATTTAGCTCTAGGTTCTGGACTTGAAGGAGTAAGTACTGGGGCTGTTGGGTCATTAGGCTCTGCTGGATTGACTGCCGCTCAAGAAGCAGCGATGAATAGTGTTGGTTCTAATATAAATGATTCACTTGCTAGAGGAAATTTAGGTGCTGACGAAACTGCTAATGGTACTGCTGATTATACAGCTAGTGGTGGAACTGGAGTGTCCTCAAGTCCTTTACCAACGATCAGTGATGGATCTGGAGCTCTCTCTTCTTTAAAAGATGCCTATGGTACCGCGAAAACAGTGCTTGGTGGGTTATCTACAATTAAAAATTTGAATAATTTGTTGAACCCTTCAACGAGTAATTCTGGTAGTTCTTCTAATTCTGGACCAACTACTCCAGGGGTAGCTAACTCATCAACGATTGGTGGTTTATCACAAGCTATTACTCCTGCTACAATTTCTACACCAACATATCATGATTGGCAACAGTATATCGCTCCCGGAACTTAATTGTTGTTTAATTTTTCTAACACTGCTACACTTAACTCAGTCTGTTGATAAATAGACTGAGTTTTTCAATTCATATATTAGGAGCTCAGAATGGGTTTATTTTCAGATTTAATTGGTGATGATTCAGGTGATTCTATTGGTTCGAGTGATTCATCTAGTGATTATACACCAGATATATACTCTATATCTCCACAAAACGATTCTGGAGATACATCAAGTTCAGTAACTCCATCTTCCGCACCTACGGATTCATCTTTTAATACTCCTTCTGGTGCATACCCACTAGGTTCTTCTGGGATTGACTCTCAACAAATGTTGGGTCATGTACTAGATCCAAATGTTCCTATTGCTAGTGTTGCAGCTAAACTAGCTAACGAAGGTAAAGATAACCCTTCATTTTTATCTAGTCTAGCGAATCAATTAGGTTCGAAAATATTCAACGCGAAAGATCCTTTATCTTCTATTACCCACCTTGTAGACGCTATTTCTTTGATTCGTGGTTCTGGGTCTAATGCTAGCGCCCGCACAGCGAACCTCGCTAAACAATCCGCTTTGATTTCTGGTATTCATTCTGGATATAATGGTTCAATTCCGGTAGCTTCAATATCCGCTCCAAAATATGTTAACCCTAATAGTTTTATCACCACTCCTCCAAATTCTGCTGGCCCATTAACTTTGATTAAGACTTCATAATGGTAACGCAAACAACAACCAATATCCCTACAACTGGGACTACGGATAGTGCAGTAGTTAGTTCTTTACCAGATTGGTATAATCAATATGCTCAATCAATTGCTGGCGCTGGGCTAGGTGTCCTTAATAATGCAGAAAATTATAAAGGTGTAGTTGATGCTAACGGAAATCCAGTACAGCAAGTCGCTGGATTAAGTTCTCAACAACAGCAAGCGGCAAACCTCGTTGGTTCTAATGTTGGTTCAACTACTGCTGGATTTAATACCGCTGCGGGAACAACCGCGACTGGCGCTCAAAATATTGCTAATGCAAGTACCGATTACTCTAATGCTGGGACGACTGCTGCTGGTGCGTTAGGTCAAGTTAATAACGCGACTGGTTCACTTGGACAAGCAACTAATACTCTTAATGCTGCTAGTGCTAATTTAACCCCTGCCGCAGCTGCATTGCAGCAAGGTACCATAGCAGCCAATAGCAATAGTTTCAATGCTTTTTCAAATCCTTATACTTCAAACGTAACAAATACAATTCAAAGTTTAGCAGATCAAAATTTAAAAGAGAATGTTCTTCCTGCGGTAAATGCTACTTTCACTGGTGCTGGTCAATTTGGTGGTTCACGTGATGCGACGTTTAATGAACGTGCTATTCGTGATAATCAACAAGCTATTTCTAATGCCCAAGGAACCGCTCTTTCTGCTGCTCAAAATACTGCTGAGCAAAATTATTTAACACAGCAAGGGCAAATGATTTCTGGTGGTTCCGCTTTGGGTGGATTAGCTCAAACAGGGACAAATGTTGCTGGAGGATATACGAATGTTGCTGGTCAACAAGTTAATCAAGGTCAAGCTGCGACACAAGTTGGCGCACTTCAATCGTCATTAGGCGCAAATCAAGTCGCTCAAGGACAAGCTCAAGTCGCTGCTGGTCAAACACAAGCGAATCAAGCAACACAAGGCCAACAAGCGAATACGAATGATGTTAATTCTTTATTGACTACTGGTGGGTTAACTCAAACGAATCAACAGCAAGGTTTGACAGATGCTTACAACGCATATCTTGCTCAACAACAATATCCAGTTACGACACTTGGTGCATTAAGTAGCATTCTTCCAAATATTGCTAGTAAAATTACGCCTACTACTCAAACTTCTACTGTTAATCAGAATTTACCATCTGACCCATTAACTAATCTTTCTAAGTTGATTAGTTCTTATAATGTTTCTAATACCCCTACTCCTGCGGCTACCACATAATGGCTAATATCTTAGACGATAATACGACATATATTCCAGAAAATTCGGCGAGTAGTATATTACCGTTACCAGAAGATGCTCCTATGCAAGCTGCTTCTGGTAATTTAGGTGGGTTACAAGCATCTTTGATTGGTAAATCTGATCAAATCCCCCTTAATACTGGTGGTCTTACTCTTGCTACCGCTCCAAATGTTCCATCTAAATCTAGTAATCAACCATTTGGACTTGATGCTCAAGAGGAATATCGTAAAGCAATCAGCGATCGTATTCGTTCTCCTGAAGCTATCGCATCAGCTTTAGCTGATAGGAAAGGTGCTCTTCAAAAACTTCAAGAAGCAAACTCTAAACCATTGAATGATTGGACTTCTGATAAATATTTTGCTGAAGGAGTAGCAAATAGTACTGAGACTGGTGATCCTTCAAGAACATTTTCAGCAGGATTAGCAAATCAATTTGCTGGTGAACGTGAGAAACAAATGTTAGCGCGTCAGTCAAACATCGCTAATGCTCAAGCAGGAGTTGATTTTCAAAAAGGTGAAGAGAATATTAGTGGTGGTCGTGAACATGATGTTTTGGCTGATGCGGCTAAAATGTTCTCTGCTACTCGTTTCAAAAATGGTGGTATGCTAAATGTTCCTGGTCGGGGCTTAGTAGATCTTAATCAGCTTGATGAACAAGGTAATCCAAAAATTGTTTTAGATTCGGGTAAAGTTTCTTCGTTAGTTGCAGATGCAACAGCACAAGCGCAAAAACAAGCTTATGCTAAAGAAGGGACTGGAGAACTCAATTTTGGTACTGGGTCAGATGCAGCCGATAAACGGAATGCTTGGATTCGACAAACAGCAAAATACCTTGCTACTCCTTCACTTGCTGCTCTTAATATTCATCCAGGAGCGGTTGACGATATGTTCAATGGTGCTCCTATGACTCAACAAAGTACACCACAAAAATACTATATTGGTAATCAAGAAGTCACGAAAAATCAATTAGACCAATTGAAATTAGAAAATCACCCTGATAAAATAACTCCTATTGATCCTACTAAACCTTTAGTACCATTAGCTTCTACTAACCAACCTAATATTCAACCTGAGACCATGCCAATTGGAACGCCCACAGCAATCGCTGCAACGAATAAAGCGATGGCTGAATCAGGTGCTACTGAGTATTCAGATATTAAAAAACAAGCAATTGGTGCTCAACAAGTTCTTTCAACTACTCGTGATCTTAGTTCACTCCCTAGTACAGAGACTGGTATTCTTTCTAATATCAAAATGAAGCTTGGTGATTATGCTGCGGCGTTTGGAATTGCTCCTGATTTGGCTTCAAAAGCTGTTGATTTACATACAATTAATACACAACTTGAACGTCATATCGCGCAACAATTGCAAACATTGAATAAGGGATCTGCTAGTAATGAAGATGTTCAACGTTATCGTGAAATGATGCCAAGTGTAAATGATCAAGTAGCTCAATATCGATATAACCTTGCTCATTCAAGAGAGATTGCTCTTCGTCAAATATCTCAAGCAAATTCTTATGATAAAACAACTAGCGATAACATGAGTTCTCCTGATGTTCGTATGCAAGCACTCCCAATAAAAAATGCAGCTTCGAATTGGCAGACAGAAAATGAACGACTTGGGCCTAACTCTATCCCTATGTCTGATCACAGTTCTTACTTCCGTAGTGAAGCACTTGCAGATACTATTCGTCAAACAACAGCGGCTAATCCTCAAAAGTCAGTAGCAGATATAACAAAGGCGTTTGATAAAGCTTGGAAAAATAACCCTTCATTGTTTCAACATTAATCATGGCTGATGACTATCACGGTATTGTATTTGGGAAACCTACTTTTACAGATATTGCTAATCGTACTCCTTCTGGTGCTATTCCATTAGAGGATGATAGAGATCCTGAGGTTATTTTTGGAAAGAAAACAAAAGAACCTCAAACTGTTTATCAACAAGAAGTCGCTCGTAAAGCTGCGTTAAAAAATGGTATTCTCCCATTATCAATTGCTCAACCTTTACGTGGTGCGACATTTGGATTATCTGATAAAGCCGCTTCAGCAGTTAAATCGATTACTGAACATGGAGATTTGAGTGAATATCAAGCTAACTTAGATCGACAACAACAACAAGCAGAAGCTTATCGTAAAGAATCACCTTACAAATCCATCGCAAGTGAATTAATGGGTGGATTGTTGACAGGTGGAGCAGAAGCTCGTTTAGCTAGGGGTGCTTTAAAATCTATCCCTAAAGTAGGCCCAGCAATATCAAATTTTGCAACGAAAACTTATGACACTACTGGTAGAGCTTTAACTGGAACCGGTCTTATGCCAATGGTAGCTAGATTAGGTGGAAATACAGCGAACGCTAGTGTGCTAGGAGCATTAGATGCCGCTGGGAGAGCTAAAACTGGTAATGAAGGAAGTAGTTTATTAAATGGGGCAATCGCTGGTGGAGCTTTTGGAGTAGGGGCTCATGCTTTAACAGGAATTGGTTCTGGTGCGTTAAAAATTGGTTCTCCATTAGTTCAAAAAATATTAATCGCAAGTAAGCTGAAATCACCAGAATCTGTTGCACATGATTTGTTTTTTAGTCATTTGATGGCTCAAGGAGATACTCCTGAGGCAGCATTGGAACGTATGCGATCAATGAATAATGAGTATCAAACTCACCCAATGAACGTTCCAAATCAACAGATACCTGTTCCAAATGAAGCTACTTTCGCTGGAAAATCTGCGAGCTCGCCAATTACAGAGGCACAAAATACCGTACTAAACCCAAATGT